ACAGACTTTTTAGCATTAAAAGTCTCGGGCAATGGCGCGGCGTAGCGGCCCGAAACCGATGCCGACCGCGCTGAAGAAGCTGCGCGGCTCGCTCAATGTCACGTATGCGAAGCGCGACAAGCTGCAATATGAACCGCAGCCGGAAAGCGATCTCGATCCCGTCCCGCCGGATTTCCTGACGCCCGCGCAACGCGATCAATGGCTGTATGCGGTCAGTCACGCGCCGCGCGGCTTGTTGAAAGCGACGGATCGCGACGTGCTGATCATGTGGGTCCGAGCGTGGGAGCAATACTCGATCGCGGTTGAACATCAACGCATCGCGAACGAGACGGCGGAATGGCCGCTGCTGGAAAAAACGGCGGACGGCCGTTTCATCGCGTCGCCATACCTGCGAGAGATCGATCGCACGGCGCAACTGCTGTTGCGGCTGGTCGGCGAGCTCGGCTTTTCGCCCGCTTCCCGGCCGCGCATGCAACTGATCCCTGGTGGCGCCCCGAAGCTGATCGAGGGCGATCCGTGGCACGAACTAAGCGATGCCTAACGTCGATCACGTCGCCAGGGCGATCGACTTCGCGCGCACGCTCGCCGACGACGCTGGCGCATGCGCGACGGCACGCAAGGCGGCCGAGCGGTTCAATCGTGAACTGCGCGAAGCTGAAACCGGGAATAGCGCCTGGGGATTCGACCGGAAGCGCGCGCAACGCGCGATGGCGTTCGCCTCGCTGTTGCCTAACATCAAGGGTCCGGAAGCCGACCGGCCGATCCGACTGATGGACTGGCAACGCTTCGTCTATGCGAACCTGTACGGCTTCGTCGAGGCGGGGACTCGTTTACTGCGCTTCCGACAGGCGTACGTCGCGGTTCCTCGCGGCAATGGCAAGACGACGATCGTCGCGCCGATGGCGCTCTATTGTACGTTCATGGAGGACGAGGGCGGCGCGGAAGGCTATGCAGCGGCGGTTACCCGCGATCAGGCGCGTATCCTGTTCGACATGGCGCAACAGATGGTCCGCCGGTCGCCGCGCATGCAGGCTGACTATGGCGTTCGCGTCATGACTAACTCGATCTTTCAGGAAAGCAGCGCAAGCAAGCTGTCGCCGATCTCGTCCGACGCGAAAGCGCTCGACGGTCTCAATGTCGCGGTCGCGGTCTGCGACGAGATCGCGAGCCACAAGACGCCGGAAGTCTATGACGTTCTGCTCACCGCGATGGGCAAGCGGACGCAACCGCTGCTGATCTGTATCACGACCGCGACCGACAATGCCGCCGGCGTCGGCCGGCAACTTTGGGACTATTCGCTGCGCGTGCTCGACGGCGTTCAGGACGACGAGCGGCTATTCGCGCTGATCTATACCGCCGACACGTCCGACGATCCCTGGACCGAGGTGACCTGGCGGAAGGTTAATCCCGGCTGGGGCCAGACGGTACAACCCGACGCGATCCACGCCATCGCCAAGCAGGCACGGAACAACGCCGCGCAGGAGTCGGTATTCAAAACCCGGCACCTGAACCTGTGGGTTGGCGCGGACGAGGCGCTTTTCAGCATGCGGGCCTGGCAGGATTGCGCCGATCCGACGCTGCGGCTGGAAGATTTCGCCGGCCAGCCGTGCCATGTGGCGCTTGACCTGGCGAGCAAGACGGACCTGGCGGCGGTTGCCTTGGTGTTCCGCGACGGCGCGCGCTATGCGGCGTTCTGCCGGTGCTACCTGAACGAAGCGGCGGTGATCGAGGCGCGCAATCCGTCGTATCCCGGCTGGGCGCGCGACGGCGTGCTGCGGATCACGCCGGGCAACGAGACCGATTTCGGCGAGATCGAGGCGGATTTGATCGAGTTCGGCCGGCGCTTCGCCGTCCAGTCGGTCGCGTATGATCCCTGGGGCTCGACGCAACTCGCGCAACGGCTCGCGGCCGAGGGCGTGCCGGTCGTCGAGTTCCGCGCCAATACGCAAAATTTCTCGGAACCGACGAAAGAGCTCGACGCGGCGATCCGCGCCGGGCGGCTGCGCCACGACGGCAACGGCGCGCTCGCGTGGTGCATCGGCAACGTGGTCGGGCACTATGACGCGCGGGGGAATGTGTATCCGCGCAAGGCGCGGCCGGAAAACAAGATTGACGCGGCGGTCGCGCTGATCATGGCGACGGCGCGGGCGATGACGCATGTCGATACCGCCTCGGTCTATGAAAGCCGGGGTCTGCTGGTGCTCGGCTGACGTGTTTCACATGAAACAAGGTGCCACATGACGGCGATCACCAACGACCTGACGATCGTCGCAACCGGCATTATCGACGGCGTGCAGATGGCCGGCGCGACGGTGCTGACGATGCGGGCGGTGACGCCGCCTGAGACCACGCCGCCGCCGGAACCCGAGCGGGGCTTGCTGTCGGTCGAGATCGCGTACAACGACGAGACGTATCTTTTCCACGAAAACAACGCGATCGATCGCCGTGACTGGACCGACGCGCGCGGCTGGTTCGTGCAAGGTCGCGTCGATGCGAGCAATTCGTCGCTGCCGGCGTTCGTCGTGCAATTTCGCCGCGACAAAGGGGGCTCGCGCGACGAAGTGGTATTCGAGCTCGGCGATACCACGGCCGGCGTGGTCGCGTTCAACATGACCGGCTACATCGCGACCATCTACGCCGGCGACGCCGTGCTCGCGGTGGTCGAAGTCGCCGAGCATTACTGGTATTCGCGCTGGCGCTGGCAATCGGCGCCCCGCCCGATCGTCGCCAGCGTCGGCGAGCTGCAAGACGCGGGATTGCTGCCGCGCTTCGACAATGCTCTAGCGACGACGCGGCCGAAGTCGCCGCTGCGCGTTTACGAACCGATGGGGCTCGCGGGGTTGACGGCGTACGTGCCAAGTACCGGCGAGCGCGACGAGATCGGGCTCGTCACAGAGGCGCAGGCGGAATATCTGCGCGGCGACGCGGGCGCGGACTCGCTGATCGCGCAGGGGGAGGCAAGCGGTTCGTTTCCGTGGCATTATCGCAACGAGGATGGCGGCGCGATCTTCGATTTCAAGGCGCATCCGCAGGCGACGGTCTATGGCGGCCCGGCTGCAACGATCCCGTGGATCGCAACGCCGATAACCCTCGATCCCGCGCACGAACCGCCGCTGGCTTTCGTGCCGTTCCTGCTGACCGGCGACCCGTACTATCTAGAGGAATTGCAATGCGCCGCGACGTACAACGTGCTTTGCAGCAATCCGCCGGCGCGCACGAGCTTTAACCTGGGCCACGCCGTCCGCGCGCATGCATGGTCGCTGCGCGTGCTCGCGCAATGCGCCAGGGTGACGCCCGAGGACGCGCCGGGGTGGGTGCAGCCGCGCGCTTATTGGCAAGAATGGCTCGATCAAGAGCGCGACTGGATGCTCGGCCGGTGGGTCAATCCGACCGCGCCGCCCTATACCGAGTCCCCATATGTCCCGTTCAATTTCATGGGCTCCTGCGATGGCGCCCCGGCGACAAGCACGCTGCCGTTTGGATCGTACAATTCGTCGTGGATGGAAGATTTTGAAGCGGCGGTGCTCGGCCACGTCGTGCAGATCGGTTTCGTTGACTGGCGGCCGGTCTTGGAATGGAAAATAATCAATACCATTGCCCGCACCGATGGCGGATCAGGCTGGGTGCGCGCCAAGCCGACGCCGTACACGCTGGCGCTCCGCGAGACCGACGACGCGCCCTATGTCGAGGATTGGCCGGCGGCTTGGGGCCTCAACGTACGCATGCAGCCCGACGCGATGGCGTACGACGACGAGAACACCATCCCGGCCGGGGACTCGCTGACCTATGCGTCCTATACGATGAGCGCTCTTGCCATCGCCGCGACGCTCGGCGTCGAGTGTGCGGCGGAGTGTCACGCCTGGTTGAGCGGGCAGATTGACGCCAACAGCAACGAGAACCGCTACATCGATCGGAAGTGGACGATCTCGGGGTGACCTTCCGCGAGCGGTTGGGCGCCTGGCTGCTGGGTGGCTCGCCGGCGGCGGGGTCGTCTGCCGCGCCAGAGACCAAAGACAGCGCCGCCGTGACATCGACGCTCGGCGGTCTCGGCTGGCCGCAACCGATGCTCTATGCCGCGCTCGGCGGCTACGCGAGCAATACCGGCGTTCCTGTTACCCCGTTCACCGCGCTACAGGCGGCGGCGGTGTATGCGTGCGTGCGCTCGGTGTCGCAAGACATGGCGGTCCTGAAGCCGTTCGTCCGCCGCGTGCTGCCAGGCGGCGGCTATCGGCGCGAGCTTCAGCATCCGCTGAACAAGCTCTTCCGCAGGCCGAACCGCTGGCAGACGCGATTCGAGTTTATTTCCTATGTGATCTCGTCGCTCTGCCTGCGCGGCAATTCGTTTGTCGTCGTCGAGCGCGACCGCGACGCGAACCCGATCGA